CGGCTGGCCATCGATCAGCTGGCGGATGTTCTCGGCGCTAATCCCCAGCACGATGATGTCGCCCGAAGCCGTGTGGGCCATCGCTTTGATCACGACGGGTGCACCAGACCGCGCGAGCCTTGGCGGATTTCCCTGAAGTCCACGAGCGCCGCCGCCGCCTGCTCTGGCTTCAACCCGACGTTCACGGTGAGAAACACGTAGAGCATCTGGTCGGACGCCGCGGCCTCGATCGCCTCCTGCAACATGCCGACGATTTCGCGAGCCTTCGGGAGATCCATCTGCGTGAGCTCGCCGTTCAACGTGAGCTCGACGCGGCCCTCCTTGGTTCTCGAACTCAGGAGCGTGCTGACGGTGACGTCGGCGTTTGTCGCCCCTCCGTCTCGAGCCTTCAGCGCGATTCCGTGCAGGTCGATCACCTCGCCATCGGTCCCCTCGTGGAAGGCGTGGTCGTAACCGGCCTGTGTCAGCAGCGCGCGGACGGCGGCGTAGACGGACCCTGGAACAGCAAGCACGGCGAAGGTGTGGGTCATGGACGGCCTCTTATGTTTGGTCATGCGCACGGCCCCACGAGCTCGGGCGGCGGCGTGGGAATCTCGGCGGTAATCGGCCGCCACCAGTGCAATGTGAACGGGTGCAGGTTCACGTACTCGGCTTCTTTCGGATAGAGCTGCATCACGACATCGTCGGCATCCCAGAACGTCCGCTTCACGAAGGCCATTTCCTTCCACGTCGGCGTGCGCTGCTGCTCGCCCTCGCGGCGATAGGCGTGGACGCTGACGTGCTCCCAGTCCTCGCCGTCGCTCGCGATCACCGCCAGCAGCCAGCCCGGCTCGGGCGAGGGCAGCCGAAAGGCGCCGTTGTTGCCGTCCTCGGCCGTGCTGCCCCAGCGGCCCGGTGCATCCGTCCAGCGCGCAGCTTCAGGAACGTGGAACATCAGCCCTCGATCTCCAGTCGATCCGGCGTCGTCGTCCAGGCGAGCACGTGCGCGACGGATCCCCACGCCTCGGCCGGCAGGTGCCAGGTGAGAAAGTCGACGAGCGCCGGCAACGCCACGATCCCCCCATACGAGCCGCGGCGCATGGCCTCGCGCAGGTTATTGGCAAGGACCGCCTGCATAAAGCCGCCGGGCAGAATGCCCTGGGCGACGTACAACATGAGGCCCTCGCGAAGATGATCAGGAACCTTGGACTCGGCCAGGCCTGCGCGAAACCGCGCGAGCAGCGCCTCCCAGGCGTCGCCGGGCAGCTCGTCCCGCAGCGTCATCGTCAGTGACCTTCCGTCGCCTTCCGCAATCCCGCGACGGCTTGCTCGAGGAGCTCGACGAGCGCCATCGACGGCGGGCCGAAGACCTGCACGCCGACCTCGTCGCCACGGCGCACGACATAGGCCAGGATCTCGCCCTCGTCGAGCAGCTTCGTGATCATCTTTCGGACGTCGCCCGGCGCCAGCGGGATCGGGTTACCGTCCAGGTCGACCGCCATGTCGTGGCGTTCGTCGCGTGTGGGCTTCATACGGATCCTCTCGCCAGCATAAACGTGCGGCTATTCGCAGGACGAATCCACTCGAACACCCACCGTCCAACTTTGCTAGTAAAGCTAAACTGGCCCTAGTTTGTATCGAGATACGGATACTCTGTCAACGATTCATTCCAGAAACAGCTTTGGTTTTTGGGAGGGACATCTATACAGTTACGAGTGCTGACCTAGACATATCCGTCCATAGCTATACTCGGGCAAGCGTGGTGGGCGAAGTGTGGAAGGTGATCCGTGCGGATTACGCACGGCGATGGGACGCCATCAAGCCGATCGGCCGCCGGCCTCGAGCGCACGGTGCGACGCAACGGACCGTCGCGGAGCACGGGGGCCTGGCAGGACAGAATGCCGTGTCACGCATTCTGAACGGGGGGAACGACGGGCCGACCGTTGAGACGTTCGTGCGCGGTCTCATCGGGCTGGGCGTGCGGCCGTCCGACTTCTTCGCCGCGATCGAGGACCAACTCCCCATCCCCGCCATTCCGCCAGCCTGGGCGTCGGCGGCCAATGCGCAGCGGACCGAAGGACGTCGAACGCCGGCCGACGATCTCGCGGACGCCAGGCGCACCCAGCTCTTGAAAGCCGGCGCTTACGCGCAACGCCTCCATGAACTCTTCAATCAAGACGTTCGCCCGAAGAAGCGTCGCCGCTGACCGTATCCAAGGACTTGCGGCCTTCCCAACTTTTCTCCCAACTTTTCTCCCAACTTTGCCCCGCGCTCCCAGCATCAAACAGCCCGATCGAGCCTGATCCGGCGTACACAACAACGCCCGGTTTCGGTAATGAAACCGGGCGTTTTGTTGAATGTTCTAGGAGTTTTTGAGTGGAGCGGGCTACGGGAATCGGACCCGTGTCCAAGGCTTGGGAAGCCTACGACACTCGACGCAACTTACCACGTTTACGCAGTTTAGTAGCGGCTCCCAACTTTTCTCCCAACTTCTTGGGTAACTTTCTGGTGCTCCGCGCCGCTGCGGCCTCTTCGACAGCGGCCCTGCGCTCGGCGGCCCGGCGTGCCCTGGCCATCGCCGTGATCGCCCGGCGATCCACCTCGGCGTGTGCGCCCTTGCTGTACTGCTCCGACATCTTCGACCCCGGCGCGTGGCCTAGCATGCGCCCGACGGTGGCCGTGTCGCCGCTCGCGCGCAGTGCGTCGGCGCCGACGCTGTGCCGCAGGCAGTAGAGATGTACCTCCGTGTCGCGCCCGAGCACGCGGCGACACGCGCGCTTGTAGCTGTGGCTGACGGCGGGCGGCGAGAAGTTGCCGTACAGATTCGCCGCGTCGAAGGCACGCATCGCCGCGAGTCCGTCATCGCTGAGCACGCACGTCCACCACTCCCCGCCCTGCCCCTTATCAGTGGGTGGCATCTGCACGGTGCAGCGGTGCCAGTCGACGTGCTGGCGACGCACCTGGTGGAGGTCGCCGGGGCGCACGCCGGTGTGCATCATGACTGCGGCGACCAGACGGGCCTTCGACGGTTGCCGAATCCCCTTGCTCACCAACCGCTCGGCCGGCATCGCGTCGAGGATCTTCGCCAGCGTCGCATAGTCGACCGAGTGGTCCCGCGGCGTCCAGGCCGCTGGCACCGTCGTGTCGAGGACGACATTCTCGGCGTGCGTCCCGTAGACGAAGGTGAACACGGCCAAGAGCGCCGACCGCCGATGGTAGACGGTGGACTCTGCGTAGGTCCGGAGCCAGTCCTGGATCACTTGCTCAATCTGGTCGCGGGTGATGGCATTCATCTGGATGTCCCACCCGAGCTTGTCGAGCCATAAGTCCATGTGCCGTTTCTTGTCGTTGACGTAGGCCTGCGCCGCGATCTCCGGTTTCGCGAAGTACTCCGCGGCCTTCTCAGCGAGTGTGCCCTTCCCGGGCGCTGGCGCGACGGTCGATCGCTGCGCCTCCTGCCAAGTGCGCATCGCAGATACATCCAGCGTGTCGAAGGTCTTCGTCCGCAGTTTCCCGTGGACGCGGACGTTGGCCTCCCACTTCTTGCCCATCGGGCGAATCCCCTTCAGCTTCTTCATCGTTCACTCCCCTCCACGTTGTTTGGCTTTCAGTTGGCTAAGCATGTTCTGCAGCACGTCGGCGATCCACGGCTCGTGCTGTGGGTTCTCCTGCAGGAACGTCTGCATCTCGGTCATCCACCGGCGCAACACGGGCCTCGGCCTCGAGCCGCGCGTATTTGGTAACGATGCCTTCAGCGGCGCCTTGGACAATGGCTTCAAGTTGTTGCCGATCGAGCGCCGCGATATGGATGTGATTGACGACGCCGTGGGAAATCGAAGCACCGTCATGTGAAGGCCTCCCCTCTCGGTTGCCCGGCGCAAGCTGCGCGGCGGATCCGAGTGCCGATGACGCCGACGACGACACCGAGCGAGCGAGGGCCTCCAACGTTTCCTCGAGACGCTGGAGACGACTCAGTAGCGAAGCCTCGATCGCGGCGGGCGACACTACCGAGCGACCCCTCCCCTGCTCGAGCTCCGCGAAGAATTCGGACACGGGCTTCCCGAGCCCTTCGATCGCACGAATGAAGATTTCAACCGACGGTCCCAGCTTGTCGTTCGAGAGCAGGCGCGACACCGTGTTCTGCCCCGCGATGCCGCCGCGGTCGGCGATCGCCTGTTGAGTCGTACCCGCCGCCCTCGCCTCCGCATGTAACGCTGCGAAGTGCGCACGAATTTCGCTCCACGTCATAGGGATAATAGTATCCGACATCAGATATAAACCAAGCTCTTGCACAGAAAGTTGTGATTTGTTGAAGGATTTTCGTCATCCTTGACAGGTATCCGCTCGGGGATTTAGCCTTCCGGTTGAGCTGGCTCGAGGGAGGAACGACATGCACCTTCGGACGTTGCGGAAGCGCCTCGGTTGGACACAGAACGAGCTCCGCCGGCGGAGCAAGGTCGCACAGAACAGCATTTCGCGCCTGGAAAACGATCCGACCGCTCGCCCGGCCATGGTCACGGTCCTGGCCCTCGCGAAGGCGTTCGGCGTTGACCCCAAGTCGATCGAGTTCGGCCCGCCGCGAACCAAGAAACGTCCGAAGGGCCCGGAGGTCGATGGAGCGCCAGCATGAGCACCGTCTGCTATACCGCTCAGGAGATCCAACAGCGACTCAAGATGAGCCGCGCGTCGTTCACCAAGCTGAAGCGCGAGGGCAAGCTCCCCTTCCTTGAGGAGATCAAGCCGCGCCTCGGCCGCGTCATCCGATACCGCGCCGACCTAGTCGAGACCTATCTCCGCGGCGAGTGGCAACGCCCCCAGCGCTTCGGCGGCCTCCGGCGCATCCGATAGGGATAGATCGGCATGGCTCAGCATCCCATTACGGATAAAGCATGACGCACACCCCGGGCCCCTGGGCGTTCGATGGCATCCGCGTCTACGCGCCAGCGATGGACGAGACGATCCTCGGCGAGCAACGCAGCCTCATCGCGCTCGTCTACGCGCCGCCCGGTTCAGGCACGGTGCCGGGCAATGCGGATCTGATCGCCGCCGCGCCGCTGATGTTGAAGGCGCTCCATGACGTCTGGGTGCTCGCCGACACCCTCGACATCGGCAACCACGAACGGTCCATGTTCCGCGACGCGGTCAGCGCCGCGCTCGACGCCGCCGAAGGCCGCGCCCAGGCGGGGACGCCATGACGTTCGTTCTCGGCGGCTGCCTGCTCGTCGTGCTGTGGCTGGCGCGGCCGCGGCCGCTGCTGCCCCGGAACCGCGGCGTCTATCTGTCCGAGAAGTGGCGCCTCGATCATCTCTACAACGCGGGGAAGAACGGAAAACCATGAGCGGCACGGTCGTCCAGTTCACGCCGCCCCGGCATCCGACGACCGTGCGGGCCTCCGTCGCGTGCGCCCACTGCGCCTGGGGCGCGGTCCAGACGGGCGACAACGCCATCGAGGTCGGTGCCTTCCTGCGGGCGCTGCTGCTGCGGCATGTCGCCGAACGGCACCTGGATGTCGCGCTCGGAGACACGCTGTCGTGACGCACGACACGGCGACGCGCTTCCCGCTCTCGTGGCCGGACGGCTGGGCCCGGACGCCACGCCACCAGCGACAGCGGGCGAGCTTCGGCACCAAGCAGGGCGGCCTGTACAAACGGCAGCTCACGGTGTCGCAGGCCATAGAGCGCCTGTCGGGCGAGCTCTCGCGTTTGGGCGCCACCTCGGAGCTTTTGAGCAGCAACCTCGATGTGCGGCTCGATGGCTTGCCTCGCAGCGGCCAGGCCGAGCCCGACGACCGGGGCGTAGCCGTCTGGTTCTGGCTGAAGAAGAAGCCGCTCTGCCTGGCGTGCGACAAGTGGGATCGCGTCGCCGACAACGTCGCGGCGATCGCGCAGCACATCGACGCGCTGCGGCGGATCGATCGGTACGGGGTAGGCAGCATCGAGCAGGCCTTCGCCGGCTACGTGGCCCTGCCGGCCAAGGCGACGGATTGGTGGGTCATCCTCGGTGTGGCGCCGAACGCCACGCTCGACGAGGTCAACAGCCGCTTCAAAGAATTGGCCCGCACCAATCACCCGGACGCGGGCGGCAACCTGGACGAGTTTCAGCGCATCTCGGAAGCGCGGCGCGCGGCGTCGCAGATGTTGAGTCGATGACGCGCGACGACGAGCTCCGCCTGGCGGAAGCGCACGACCACGCCCGCGCCGGCGAACGCGGCGAGCGGCTGCGGCGCATCGCCAACGACGTCGTCAGCATGTTGATCCAGCACAGCCTATTGCGCGGCGAGGCGCCTTGGGCGCGGAAGCTGACGTTCCACGTCCTGGCGGATCACCTGTACGGCAACGCGTCGATCGACATCCCGATCGAGCTGGGACAGCCATGACCGAGTTCCGCATCTGGACGCGGTATATGACGTGCCCGAGTTGCTGGCAACGGAAGCATCCGCCTCGTCGTCCCCTCGATCGCCGCGCGTGGGTGAAGTGTCCACGTTGCCAGCGCATCTGGCCCATCCGCGAGCGTGCGGTGGAGTTCGACCGATGATGACGAAGAAGGCACAACGGCCGATGCCGGCGGAAGAACTGGCGCTGAAGATCCTACGACTGACACCAAGCGAACAACTCACGCTCGCCGTGGAGTTAATGGAAGCTGGCAGGAATGAACTAGCCATGACGATTGTCGAGGGTGTCGTGCGGAGACATCAGGCATCGAAACTCTTAGGAAAGTAGCCATGACTGATCCGCTGGTACTCATCGATCTGTCGTCCATCGCGTATCCGCTGTGGCATCTCTCGGGCAGCGAACCCGATCCGAACTGGACGTCGACGCAGATCGTCGCCAAGATCCGCGCGCTCGCGAGCGCCCACCGCCACGTCGCCATCTGCTGCGACCGCGGCCGATCGTTTCGTGCCGAGATCAGCGCCGACTACAAAGCCACGCGGCCCGAACGCGATGCCACGCTGACCCATCAGATCGGCCTGGCGATCGAGACGCTGACCAGCGACGGGTTTCCGGTGTGGGCCGCGACCGGTTATGAAGCCGATGATCTGATCGCGACGGCGGTCGTGGCGACCATCGACGCGGAGCTGGCCGAGACCACCGCGCTGATCATCTCAGCGGACAAAGACCTCCTCCAGCTCGTCTCGGATCGCGTGCAGGTGTTTCGGCCGGCCCTCGGCCCCGCCACCGACCGCACCTACGACGCGGCGGCGGTGCTCGAGAAGTTCGGCGTGACCCCGAGTCAGTTCGTCGACTTCCTGGCGCTCGTCGGCGACAAAAGCGACAACATCACCGGCGCGAAGGGCATCGGCGCCGTGACCGCGGCGAAGCTGCTCACCACGTACGGCACGCTCGAGGACCTGTGGGCGGCGATCGAGGGCGGCCAGGCGTCGCTCACGCCGGCCGTCGGCAAATCCCTGATTGAGTTTTTTGCCGGCGCGCCCTCGCGGTGTGACATCGCGCGCCGGTTAATCCAGCTGCGAACCGATGCCCCGATCCCGGTGGACGAGATTTTCCGCGAGCGCGTGCCGGCGGATGTCGCGGCCTTCAGCGCCGACGACGATGTCGCCTTTGCCATGCCGACGCTCGAGCAGGAGGAAGGAAGCGCTGATGCACACATGGGACGACTTCAAAGCCCTGGCGAGCCGCGAGCCGATGGTGCAGCAGGCGGTGACGGCCGTGGAAATGCACCACCTCCCCCGGGAGGAGGCGCTGATCCTAACGGTGAACAGCCTGGTAGAACTGGTGGAGTTCCAGCAGCGGCAACTGGCGATC